TGTAAATTAATTTTATTATCATGGATATTTGTATGGGCAAATGCAGTTGCAGATGTAGAATTTCACCCTAAAGTAAAACCAATTAAACAACAATATTGTTTTACAAAGATTACAACAACAATCAAAGATGATGTGGTTACAAAAGAAGAAAAGTTAATCTGTGCAGACGGCAGAAAAAACTTTGATGAACCAGGTTATTGGGAATTGTATTCAGAATTTTATTATCGTGATACCAATGCACCAAGTTATTGCAGATATTACGATAGACCGAATCATGCTTTTAATACGCCAGGAAAAGCATGTCTTACAAAATCTGGCGATTGGGAGGTCCAATGATTAAAAATGTGATAATATTTACTTTGGCATTTATCATTATAACTATGACTGAGGTTACAATTGAAGAGGTTGTAATACATATTAGTAGTAGTATAAATAGTGTTATTGACAGAGTGATAGGAGTAATATAATGAAAAACATAATGATAGTTGCTATGGCACTTACAATAGGTGCATGTACAACAACAAATCCCATGTACACTATTCAAAGTGAAAGTGGTGATTATGTAACACAAGTACCGGCATGGTTTATGGCCGATTATACTGGCATGAAAATGTGTGGTACTGAAAAAGAAACTCAAGAAGGTATGTGTATATTTGGGGCAGGTACATCTGTATCGCCTGATTTAAACCTTGCGATTGAGAAAGCGAAAATGATTGCAAAATCAGAATTAGCTGATATGATAAAAGGTACAATGAATAAACAAAGTAAACAGTACATTTCTGAAGTTGGTAAAAATAACGGTAAAACTGTTATGACTGAAGTTGAAACTGCCTTAGTTAATTCTATTGAAGATACACCTGTTAGAGGGTATGAAACTTTCAGACAAGAAGTTACCATTACAAAAGATGGTAGTTATCGTGCATATGTTGGTTTAAGATTACCTATGGGTGAATTAAACAAGATGTATAATTTCACTATCGAACAGGCTGTGGATGCTTATCAAAATAAATCTAGTAGAGCAGGTGATGTTTGGGAAGATATGGTATCAGTAGAGGAAAAAAATGAAGGTAATAATATACAGTAAACTAAATTGTACTTATTGTTCTAAAGCCAAGGTTATGATGAATAATCTTGGCATAGAATATACTGAAAAGAAATTTGAAGAATTTAAAACAGTAGATGATATGTTAGAAGACATAGGTAAAAAAGTTAAAACAATGCCACAAATAAAAATTGATGGTGAATTAGTTGGTGGGTATCATCAATTAATAGAATATTTTGATGATAAAGGATTAGTTAATTTTAAAGGAGAAAAAGTTGAGCAAAGGTAAAGACAACATAATACAGTTTCCTGGAACTAATAAACAAAACATTTCTAAACAACAAATTGATGATTTAGTAGAAGAAACAAATTATCATAAAGAAGAAGTTGAAATGATTGAGCATACTATTGATGAAGTTGCAATAGATGTAATCAGACATTTAGTAGATATAGGTTGTGATATAAATAAAGAACATTTTTATGGCGATTTAGCATTAATGACAGAAATTTTAAGAGGCATGATTATGCGAGATTTTGGGAAAGACCATCTTGCACAAGCTTTGATTGATAAAATAATTACAGTTGAACATAATGCCAATGGTGAAGTGCAACCGGTAATTAACTATAGTAAAGTATTAACAGATAAAGATTTACCAAATTACAAATTAGACTTTGGGGCTGATAATGAAACAGAAATTGTTTTTGAACCAGACTTTGAGTTTCCAGAACCGGAAGATGATAAATGATTTTAATTGATTTAAACCAAGTGCTAATATCCAATTATATGGCACAAACAAGAGGACAACAAGCTCCTAATATAGATATGTTTAGACATATGGTACTAAACTCTATAAGAGGTTATAATTTAAAATTTAAACAAAAGTATGGAACACAAATACTATGTGCCGATTCATCAAACCCTTGGCGTAGAGAATACTTTCCTAACTATAAACATCAAAGAAGAAAGGATAGAGTTGAAACTAAAGAATCAACAGATAAATGGGATGATTTATTTGATATAATATCAGTTGTTAAGGATGAAATTGCTGAAAACTTTCCTTACATGGTATTATCAGTAGATAATTCTGAGGCAGATGATATCATTGCGATATTATGTAGAGAGGCACATAACAATAAAGAAGATGTTATGATAGTATCTGGAGATAAAGATTTTATACAGTTGCATAAATATCCTGAAGTAAGACAATTTAGTCCTATACAGAAAAAATTTATTAAAAATGAAGACCCTGTAAAATATTTACATGAACAGATAATACGAGGTGACCGTTCAGATGGTGTACCGAATATTTTATCAGATGACAATGTATTTGTAACAGGTGAAAAACAACAACCAATACATAAAAAAAGATTACTAGAGTGGGCAGAATTAGATAATATACCACTCGGTAGTATAACAAGATTAAATTATCAACGAAATAAGAAGTTAATTGATTTAACAGAGATTCCTCTAGCGATACAAGAGGATATTATAAATACTTACAGGTCATATAAAGTACCCAATAGTTCAAAACTATTACAATACTTTATAGACCACAAGTTGAAAAATTTGATGACAAATATAAATGACTTTTAACATGAGGAAATATTATGGCAGAAAGACACCCTAACCTAATGTCTCCTGACGCTATGCGACAATTAGCGACAGGTGGTACAGGCAAATTGTTATTTAGTGAGATATTTACTAAAATAAACAATGCAAAAGTAAAATCAAAAAAAGTAGAAATCTTGAAAGAGAATGATTCACCTGGCTTAAGAAGAATCTTAAAAGGTGCATTTGACCCAAAAATACAATGGGATTTACCTAAAGGACAACCTCCTTACATGGAGAATGAAGCACCTATAGGTACAGAACATACTATATTAGAATCTGAATCTAATAAACTATGGCACTTTGTAACTGGTGGTGATAATACATTATCTAAAACAAGAAAAGAAACTCTTTTCATTCAAATACTAGAAGGTCTTCATAAAGATGAGGCACTATTAATGTGTCATGCAAAAGATAAGAAGTTGCATAATGCATATAAAGGACTAACTCCTTCAGTTGTAAAGGACGCTTTTGGATGGAATGATGATTATATTGACCCAACAAAAACTTAAAAAAGTGCTTGACATTGAATTGAAAGTCCTGTATAATGGATACATAAATTATGAATATAAAAGAAATAGTACAAATACCCTACTCAACAAGTCCTAAATTTACGCCTTGTGGTGGGGTACAGTTTAAAGAATACCTTCAAGATGATTATGAAGCAAGACTTATTGAGTATAATATGCTAATGAGTGATATAACTTTTGAATCAGAAGTTGCTGAAAATCTGAAGTTGGTTAAAAAGACTTCACTGGCTATGAATTTAGTTGAAGAACCTTTTACAGATATGATTGACATGGGGTTAGAAATACCTGATGATATTATCATAATGCATAAAGGTAAAGTTGAGGCAGCTTTTGTCGCAATGGCAAGTTCATGGAATCCTAGAAATGTACAAGGTAAATCACTATCAGAAGTACATCAACCTGTTGCAGATAATGAAGCACTAATTCGTGCAAGTGAAGGCATATGGCGTTCTATGGTAAGTGGTAAAAGTTTTCATAGACATGTATGGGGGATATCACCTTTAAAAGGTTTAAGTAATCACCCAAGACATAAAAAACCATCTGTTAAATCCTTAGATGATTTGTATTTTAGAATAGAACATGAAAGAACAATGACAGTAGATAAAGATACAGCAGCTTTCTTTATTGATGTAGAAGTACATCCTCTATCTGCTATATTTCATTTAAAAAATGAATACAGAGATTTAATTAAAGATTCTATTAATAGTATGACAGAAAATATTCTTGCATATAAAAACTTAGAAGAAGTGAAGGAGATGATAAATGGGACCACATGAAGCACTAAAATTTATAGAAGAAATACTTTTGATTAAAGCAAGTATTCAATTAATAAATCCTGAAGGTAAAGTTGATAAAAAAGTCAGAACAGATTTATTAGATTATCTTGATACACTACTAGCAGAATATCATCAAGTAGTAACAGAGTATGAAGAAAATATGGAAGAAGAAATGAATAAACCAAGGAGTATTCATTAATGAAATTAAGTACATTTATATTAATAACCGCTCTAGTCTTATGTTTCACAACATCAAGAGCTGAATCAAAAACAATGACAATGGTCGTAGATGGTAAACCTATTATAACGATTACAGTTGAAGAAGATGAACCTGTAACCGAAACTGAAACTGAGGAAGAACCAGACTGTGAGTAAAATTAAAAAAATTCCATACAAGTTTGTTCATGTATATTGGATTGATATTCAATCTGATAGTTCATGGCGAAGTGTCGAGGATGTAAAAGAAGAAAATATGCCTAGATGTCTAAGTACAGGTTTTCTGATTAGTGATGATGATGAAGTCATTAGATTGGTTAGTGATTTCAATTTTAAGGAAGATGGTAGTATTGATGAATGTGGAAATTCTACAATTATACCAAAAAGTGTGGTACAAGAAGTGAAAGAAGTTAGTTAATAAAAATACGGAGATTATATTATGAGTAAAGAGATAGACCAATTTTTGAAAAAACAGTTGATAGAAGCACCCAAGTTTCTTAAAAGTTATCTAAAAGAAGGTATGGATAAAACAAGAAATGAAAAATATTATAAATCACCAGTAGTAACATACTATACTGGCAATTGGGGTCAAGATTTAGAAGACAATCTAACACCTACACAAAGAAAAAAATTACAAAAACAAATGCAAAAACTATCAGAGAGTTTAGTATTTACATCTAGAAGACTATCCGATAATGTAGGTGGATTTAATTATGTAGCTTACATAAAGTGAAACCTCACATAATACATTTTGGTCAAAAAGCATATAAGTTTGAAGTATCACAAAATCTTGTAGATAGAATAAATGCAAAGTGCGATACAATAGATGATAAAACTAATGCTCAAGATTATCTAGTTGGTAAAATTAAAAATGAATATCATTTTACAAATTATGTAGATGGAGTTGATTCTGACCATGAAATTAGAGATAGTATATTTCATGTATCAGATAATTGTCCTCAAGATTATTCATATGATATCGAAGAAGTTAATGTTCATAGTGCATGGATAAATGACCAATATAAAGGAGAATATCAAGGACTTCATACTCATAGTGGTGTAGAGGATATAGGTTTTTCATCTATCTTATATTTAAAAGTTCCAGATTTCGGTGAAGAAATAACAAAAACAGGTAACGCTCTAAATGGTAAAACAGAATTAGTAGGAAATTGTGGTGGTACTTTTAGTGACCCCACATATTTAATAACACCTAAAGTAGGTGATTTTTATATTTTTCCTTATGACATGCAACATTTAGTATACCCTTTTAAAGGTGACGGAATGCGAAGAAGTTTAGTTATAAATTTTGATTTCAGAAGGGTAAAAAAATATAGTATGAAAGACGGAAAAAGAAGTGAAAACTTTAAATAAAATAATTAATATATTCTATCAAGTAATTGCAGGTGCCTTTTATACACTAGTAATATATTACATAGGAACATTTAATCCTAATCACTTTATAATGAGAGACTTTCCAGACCCAAGTTTTCATTATACTAACAAAGAAGAATATATTGATAGAATTAATCAATGTGTAGATAAGATAGAAACAACAATAACAAGAAACAATTACATACCTAGAAATATGATAATTGCACAATCAGTTCTAGAAACAGGCTGGGGTGAATCAGACTTGGCAAAAGATTCAAACAATCTATTTGGTATAAAAGCATTTTCAAACAAAGTACCTCATAGACATGCAAAAGAAAATGAAGATGTTATGTACAGAGTATTTTTAAATAAATGTGATTCAGTAAAAGAATACTATCGTTTATTAAATGAACATCAAGCATATTATAAGTTTAGAAAGTATAGAACACACACTATAATGAATGATAAGACTATGAATCCTAAAGTTGCAGTAAAGACTATGGACAGATATAGTGAAACACCAGATTACGCTGATAGAGTTATTAGAATAATTAAAGACTTAGAAACATTATAAATAGTACTATGTTTTTAACTTACTTAATTTTAATTAGTGGTATATCACTATCTATTATAGCCGCAGGTTATAGTATAATAGGGTTAGCAGCTTTATTTGCAGGTGCCACAACAGCGATATATGCTATGGGTGGTGCATTAGAAGTTGCAAAACTTGTAATGGCAAGTTGGTTATATAACAATTGGAATAGTCCATTGTTACCAAAATCAATAAAGTATTATTTAACAAGTGCAGTTGTAGTCTTAGTTTTTATAACTTCAATAGGTATTTTCGGATTTCTATCAAAGGCACATTTAGACCAAGTTGTACCTGAAAGTAATAATAAATTACAAGTACAAATACTAGATGAACAGATTGAACAAAGACAAAAAACTATTGACCGTTCTCAAAAACAATTAACGAGAATGGATGATTTGATTGAAACTCAATCAGAAGAAACAAGTTGGTTTACTAGTAGTTCACAAAAGGCAATAACTGAAAGAAATAATCAAAAACTAGAAAGACTATCTCTTGAAGAAACTATAGACCAAAGTTTAAATAAGATAAACGAATTATCTGATAAGAAATCAGGTATACGAACAGAACAATTAAAGATAGAGGCAGATTTAGGTCCTATTAAGTATGTTGCAGAATTTATATATGGTGATGAGGCAGTAAATCATTTTGATGAAGCTGTTAGAATCATTATAATTATATTGATATTTGTATTTGACCCAGTTGCAGTATTAATGTTAATAGCTGCAAACATATCAATTAGGGAACAAAGGATGAAAAAGGAACCTGAAATTCTTGAAGGAAATGCAGAAGAAGAAATTGCAAAAATTCTAGCAAAACAAAAAAAGGTATGGAAAAAGGAAAAGGAATATGAACAGTTTGTGGAATCCCTTACTGATGAGGAAAGAGCAACATTGAGTCCAGATGAGATTAAATTGAAGTTGAATCAGATACATACATGGTCTGAGGGTGATGAAAAATATAAAAATAATTTATAAAAGGCTTGACAAATGATAACAAGTACTGTATAATGGACATATTATGAACATTTTTGCATTAGCTAAGAGTCCAGAAGTATCTGCTCAGATGGCATGTGATAAACATGTAGTCAAAATGATACTAGAATCAGCACAGATGTTATGTGCTGTACAGAGAGTACAAGATGGTGAGATGTACTATGGTAAGTCAGCGAATGGTCG